CGAGTTTGCGTATCTTTACGGCTTGCTACGTAGGCGCGTGCGTAATCGAGTGCGGCTTGGTCGGTATCCATGACTAGGTTAGTTTGATTATATGAGTGCACAAAGTACTCATCGATCGAGGCTTGATCCTGAGCCAGCTGCGCCGTACCGCCTATCTTTGTAATAGAGGCAGAGTTATAAACCTGAGTATCGTCTAAGCGCCATATAGCATTAAAGTAATTTATATCGGTCCCATTATCATTAAATTTAGTTACCGGGAAAGCCTGAGAGTCGATACAAAAAGCCCGATCGTGCAGCACTACGGAGCCGCGAGCATCGATATACAAAGCGCCGTACTCAGAGATAGTAGCCGTTTGTAAGGCGTTAAGAGCGGTGCGAGGGTTGCCCGGGTCTGCCTGAAAAATAGTCGTACCGTATTGGATCTCGCGTTGCGATGGAGGCCAAGCGATCTCGTCGAGGATAGCGTTTACACGCTCTCCGGGTAAGTCACCGGCCTCAGCTAGAGTAACGGTCGATATCTGACTATTTTGGAAAAGTCTAAAAGCATCTACCGCCGTAATAGTCGTATAGGTTACATCGGTAGCCATCTTAGGCGTAGTAGTCGTATAGCTAGTAATAAAGCCGCTAAATATTGGATACTCGACACCTTGATAAGTAGCCGTAATCGCTACCTTACGCATCGGAGTAAGTAACCCGTAATAAGGGCCGGCGGCATTTTGAGGATTAAAGTCGCCATTTTGATCGACAATACGGAGAGTTAGCGTACCTGTTTGGAATACGTCCGCCTGAGCGTTACGGCCTCGCATAGTTGTAATACCGTCTACTTGATCCGATACGTCTACGATCAAAGCCTCAGAGTCGGCTAATACGTTTGTCCCTAAAATACCGCTATTAAGGATCATCGCTTGAGCGAAAGCCGGACCCGTAGAAAAGTTAATAATCGCGTTTACTGTAGGGACGGTCATAGAGTGCCTGCCACTAATAAAGGATCTCCGTCGCGGTTAATCTTTTGGATAGTTTCTTGTAGCAAGGTACTAAACTCATCCTGAGATGCAATAGCGCCGGCGTTAATCGTTATGTTATATGCTCGAGCAGCTTGAGCCGCGTATCGTGATCCACTTGCTGCACCTGCGACTCCTGCTCCGCCTGATAAGCCTGCAAGAAATGAAGTCTGAGCTATTCTTTCTAAATCGAGAGTACCTGCAATAGCGCCAAGCGAGCTAGTTTCTAACGCTAACTCGGCCGCCTCGTTTGCCATCTCAGTTAAAAGGGCAAAAGCGTTAGCTCTTTCTGTTGCAGCCTCGACCGCCTCTATAAGTACGTCCGTAGATACTGTAAGTGCATCGCCTTTATTTATTTTAGATACGGTGTCGCCCGGTGTAATTCCCGGTATTGTTTCTTTAGGAATAACGGTAATTGTACCGTCACCTTTTTTCGTAGTGTCTGCACCTTTTGTAGTAGTGCCGCCTACCGCCGCACCGGATCCGACTCTGCCTAAAGCTGCGGCGTACTCTTGTAAAGCCTTGAGGCGAGCATCATCGGCCGCCTTTTGTGCCTTGGCTACGCGGTCGATCATTGATAGCTCGGCAGACTCGACTAACTTGCTAAGAGTTAGAGCCGCGTTTGTCGTATTACTCAAAGAGGCGAGCTTAGCGATTTCCGTTAATTGTATTTGTACGCGCTCGTTATAACTTTCTTTAGCTGCCAAGTCACCGGCAGCCGTAATAGCTGCATTGTATTTACCGAAAGCAATTTGTCGAGCAGCTTCTTTTTCGCTTTCTGCCATCTTGCTATCATTGATAACTTTGAGCTCTTTTAGTAGCTGCGTGTTAAGAGCCTCTAAAGTTGCACCGCTAATCTTTGTAATGCCCGCTAACTTCTCAGCATCGGTAGCCTTTTGTAATAAGCCAAGCTCTGTAATTTTCTTAAGGGCGAGCTCGCCGTTGTCCTCCTCGATAGCCTGTAAAGCCTCGAGGCGTAGGATCGTGTCCTTATCGTATGTAGCACGTAGAGCCGCGGCGATAGATATGCGGTTAGTATCGAATACGGCCGCAGCCTTTGATAACGAAAGTTTATTTTTCTCTGCTAATTCTTGCTTTTTTAATAAAGCTAATCTTTCTTTTTCGCGCTTAGCTGCGGCTGCGGCTGCGGCGGCTCTAGCTTTGTCTGCCTTTACTTGAGCATCGGTAGAGCCCGATATCGTCATAGGCGTAGTAAATGGTTGAGGTCCTACTTTACCTAGCGAATTAAAAAACTCTATCCAAGTTGGTATAAGAGGGATCATTTGAGGATCTAAAAATTCAACGCCCGGTATGCTCTTAATCTTTTCTATGAGCACGCCAATACCGCGAATAACATCGGCGGTATAATCTGCCACGTCCTCCATGTTTTTAGCTAAACTAGCTACGGATTTATCATCGCCTAATTTAGACAAAGCATCTACTAGACCTTTACCTATAATCTCTTGAGCGTTACCTGCCGCCTCTTTGAGTACGCGCATCTTTCCGGAGTATGTCTCAAGCTCTGCCGCACCTGCTCCGGCAAAAGTCTTAGTCAGTAACTCAACGGCATCATTAAAATCTAAAGTCTTTAACTCGGTCTGAGTGAGCCCTAAATTATATTTTCTTAGGCCTTTAGTGTTACCTACTACGGCCCCTGCTAAATCTTGATTAACGGTCAGTAAATCTTGGCCCGATCCGGCCGCGACATCTAGCGATAGGTTTAATAGATCTTGAGCCTTAGCGGTATCGCCTGTAACGGTTATTAGTTTTTGGAAAGACTCGCGTAAAATCTCGCCCTCATAGCCAAACTTGGCGGATATATCGCCGAGGTTTTTCTCAATAGCATCGGTATCAAAGCCCAAACCAATATTTTTTAATACCATCTCTAGGCGCTTGGCAGACTTTTCATTTTCTGCAAAAGCCTTTACGGCATTTTTACCGTAAGACAACATAGCCGCTGCGCCAAAAGTAGCGCCTAGAGTTTTAGCTAAAGTCTTTACGCCTTTCTCAAAGCCGCCGATCTGTTTCTGACCCTTGGCAAGAGCTTTACCGTCCCACGTAGATACGGCACTTACGACAAGGCTAGGGATATTTTGCATTATGCCGCCTTATCGTAACGGCCTTGATTAAAGCCGTTTACTGTATTTATGATCGCTTGTATTACCGCAGCTTGAGCCTTGCCCTGATCCTCGGCCCACGCTCTAAAAATCATACGACCGCGGCGCTCGCGACTATCTCCATAAAGAGGACCCATACGGCTAACAAAATTAGCACCGGCGTTAGGGTTATTCGATTTACTCTTAGGAGATCCGCCCGGGTTAGCTCTGCCTGCGGTTTCATAGATCGCACCCGAGGCCGATTTATTAGCGATGAAATACAAAGCCTGAAAACCGTTTTTATTACGCTTGCTCGGAGCTTGAGAATAGTAAATACCTTTACGAGCTGCCTCGGCATCATAAAAGGGAAAACGTCGTAGAGTGCCCTCGCTATTAAAAGTACGAAAGGCAGAATTACGAGCCGTAATCTTTTTACCTACGGTGCCCTCGTTCCAGTTATAAAGCCCACCCGGCGCAGCGGTAGGCGCGTAGCTACGAGCTTTATCGCGTATCGGGATCATGATGCCTTTAAGCTCTTTATTCATCTCTTTAAGTAGCTCGGGATCTATTTTACGGATAGCGCGCAGAGTCTCTTTAACGCCGTCTAACTTTACCGACATTTTTAGACTCCTCCGCTTGCTCGTTTAATACTTTGACTAACATCTTAAACATCTCGGGCTCGAGATCGAGTATCGCTTGAGGCGCGACCCCTAACCGTATTGATAGTTGCGCTACCAAGTAGGTTAGAGTGCCGCGCCCTAGCTTAAAGGCTCGTCGTCTAGTACCTCGACCTTTTTTAAGGTATCAAGAAACTCGGCTCCAAACATCGGTACTGTTTCGCCGCTAGTGCGTAAACACTCCCAAGCTAGCCAGTAGACATCTGTCTGACGTTCCTCGTTTCTAAAGGCCTTATGAAAGCCTTGCTTAGCGTAAATCTCAAAGGCGTACTCAATTCGCGGCGTAATTTGATGCTCTGTTACCTCGCCGGTAGCCCTTGTTATTTTGAGTCGTGCCATTTGTTTAGCCCCTTTTCTTTGTTATCAGCTAGTAGTAATTACGATTGGTGAGTTACAAGTAAATGTAATGCTCTGAGTCCCGATATCTCCTACGGCTCCGTTAATATCTGTAGTGTTATTAACTAGGATTGTAGTTGAGTAAAGAGGGTTAGTAGCTGAAGTAACCGCGCTAGTTTGCTTTAGCGTGATTGGTACGGTCGTACCCCACGCACTTTGTAGCGTAGCGTTTACGTTTGCCGCTGCGGTATCTGACAAGAAATCAAGCGCAATAGTGCTTGTCTCTAATCCCTTTGTGTACTTACGGGATGAGTCGCCCATGGCCGTAACCTCAAGCTCCTCGAATACGCGGTTAATTGTCGCGCTTGTAACGTGATCAGAGAGTGCAACCGAGTTAAGGGTTACGACTACTCCATTTGATAGAAATACGGCCATCGCCTATTCCTCGCTTTTCTCTGTAGTAGGTGTGTGTGTTTTTGTTTCTTTTTTTGGCGCTTCGGTAATCTGCCCTATCTTAATAAGAAAGGCGATATCTTCATCGGTTAGGCTCATGCTTAACTCCACTCGGTTAGTATTGAGATAGTAATGTCGGTCGTTAGTAAATCGCCGCTTTGTACCGTTAAAACACTAGGCGCACTTACCGCGCCAATATTCATAACGATCGACGATGCTGCTAACTTTTGGAATACGGCGCAAACCATCGACTCTATACCTTGTAAATTGCCTTGGTTATCGTACATAGGCACGTTGCATATGATCCGAAAAGAGGCCATCGGTGAGATGTTTGCGTAATCGTTATTAGTCGGTGTTATGTAAGGATCTGCCGGGCTCACGATCACACTATTAGCGGTAATAGTTGCAGGTGGATACGCGTAGGTATTCCATACGTTAGCGTTAGCAAGGGCAGCAGCTAGTGAGGCTCTTAAAGTAGTGATAGGTGCCGGCATTATCCGACCATCGCATTAGGGCTCATATATCCGGCGATAAGGCCGCGGATCTTACCGATCATTGAGTTACCCATACGGTAAGGGCTAGGGCTAAAACCATCGATCGATACGCCGCCGGTTTGGCTAACCTGTCGGGCTTGCCAGATATCGACGGCCAAAATCATGGAGGCTTCTCTTACGGCCGGAGTAGTCGCGTAGCTATTTGTCTTTGTATCTGCCCCTATTGCTTGGCCATAAGGGAGTACGCGAGTAAAATTAGCGTTAGCTGCCGTTTTAGCAAACTGTATAAAGCTATATCCATTAGGCCAATTAAACGCATAATTATTAAATGCTATCGATGGTAATTGAGTAGTCGTACCGGCGGTCCACGGAATAGTGCCGGTAATCGTGTAAGTACCGTTAAAGGTTGAGCCGCAGCCACTCAAGGTTACGGAGTCGCCCGTAGTAAATATTCCCGGGTTAGCGATCATTACGGTAGCTACATTGTCTTGTAGTGCCGTACCGACGACGGGAGCTGAGTCAAACCATAAAAATTGATTGATGAGATCCTGCGCGGTTTGGCAAACCTCCTCAACGGTATTAGATGAGTATAAATTTTCGATACCGAGATTAGCGCGTAACTCCGCCTCGGTTACATACGTTGCAGGCATTTTATACTCCTCACTTAAAAAGGGCCGGTAGGGCTCAAAGGGCTAAGAGCCCTACCGACTATTAGTTTTTTTGCTTAGTTAAGATTAAACTTAACGATACCCTTAGGCATTTTCGCAATAGTGGCCATGTAACCGTAAATGGCTACCTGTACCTGTAGGTTTGATACTACGTTTACTGACATATACGCCGTAGGTGATTGGTAAACCGTAAATGCTTCCGGTGCCAAAATAACCGCAGAGTCATCGATAGTAGTAGTAGCGGTAAAGTTTTTATCTACATAAAGATCTAGCCCGAGTACGTT